TTTTGCTACAGAGCTGCTCGTATCACCAGTTACATAAATTGATCCTGCACCCTTACTATCTCCAGCAGATGATGTGCGGAAAAATTCAAGTGCGGAATGATTATTATTACCTTGGGATTCTATTGTAACTACAGCATCACCAGCATTTTGATAAACGTGTAGATTGTGATCTGGATTACCAGTTCCGATACCTACCTTACCTGTTGATGTGATGCGAGCAAATTCATCGAATGTTCCTCCACCTTGACCACCTATTAAGTAACTACCATTACTACTATTTGCTCTAGTATAAACATAAGTATTTCCGTTTATATTTGTTAATTGAGTATATGAGTTTGCACCAGCTGAACTATCATTATCCGATAATCTTAATCCAGGAGAATCATTAAGAACTTCTACAATAACATTTGGATTATCAGTTCCTATACCAACCTTAGTAAATGTAGATATACCTGTTGCAACATCTATTTTTCCTGTTGTTGCCCCAATACCTAAATGAATACCTGCTTGTGCTGTAATTATACCAACTGAATCTATACTTGTAACATCTTGATAAGTTATCGTACCACCAACTGATAAATTGCCACTAAATGTTGCAGCAACACCAGTAATATTATTAATAGTATAATCTCCTAAATTGTTAGTGCTTCCACTAACTAATGGTCCAGTAACTTTTGTGAGTGCCATATTAGGTAATTTCCATTATAGTTAACGCTACATCAACACTGTTGTTTACATCACTAACCGCAGTAATAGTATCTGTTGCTTCTAATACTACTTTATTTCCTTGCATGAATTCTAATGATGATCCTTGAGGTATCGGAACATTTTTCATCAAATTAATATCATCTGTTGATGCTCTGGTTATACCTAACCCAACATTAACACCACTTCCAGTAGTATTCGCAACAGTAATACCGATAACTACTGTTGTTGTCGAAGTAGGTACAGCATATACATCTGATGTAGCAGTACCTACGTTCGCTTTAGTTTTTAATTTAAAAGTATTTGCCATTTGTAATTAACCTAGAGCGATTGCCATTGCGACGGCATCATTGAGAGCTGTATCTGAAATACTGACACCTTGTACTTTAACGTCTGTTTCACTATTTATTGCACCAGCAACATCCAACATATAGTCAGGAGTTGCGGATCCAATACCAACAGATGCAGCAGCACCAACCAGTGCAGTAAAGACTGTTCCACCAGTACCAATGTTTGTTTCACCAACGAATGTTGATACACCAGCAACATTAAGATCATCACTTATTTCAACACCAGTTCCAGTGGTTTCAAGACGTTTTGTTCCAGAATGAAATAATTGAACTGAAGCATCTGACTGGAACATAGCCAGAACATCACCTGTATTATATTTTCTAAAATACAAGTGATTGGTGTCAATATATAACGCACCTGTTCCAGAATCTTCTATAAATGAATTAACCCCATTATGCCATATGGAAAGATCTTGCGAATCTCCAAATTGTGCTTTTACATTATCAAGGAATTTAAATGAAGCAGCAGACTGATCCCAATAAGCAGAAGTAATACCAGCACCACCACCAATGAAACCAGTATCAACATTGAATGTGGTAATACCAGCAACATTTAATGTCTCAGCAATATTGACATTATCTAATTCTGAGCGACCATCAACATCTAAATCACCATTAGCATCAATTGCTCCAGTGAATGTTGAGACACCTGCAACACTTAAGTCATAACCAAATGTTGCATTACCAGCAGCATCCCATTGCAATAATTCTTTAGTTGAACTACCATCTTGACTTCTTATTCTAAGAGGAACAAATTCACTATTTCCTTTACCAGTAATATTAAATGTTCCACTATTGTCTTGTTTAATACTAAGTCCAGTTGAAGTATTAGAATGATAGGTATCATTTTTAATACGTAAGGCAGAAGGATTTTGATCATCTGTTGCGATGAGTACTGTTGGATTACCAGTTCCATTATCCCTAACATTTAAATTATTAGTAGTAATATCAGCATCAACTAGTACATTACCAGAAAATGTAGATACACCAGATACATTTAATTGTTGTAATGTTAAATTAGTTGCTGTTGTAACACCAAGAGTGGTAATTCCAGAATTGGAGTTAATATTACCACCCAATCGAAGATCTATACCAGGACTACCAATTATAGCTCCTTGGAAAGTTGCACCATTACTGAATAAAGAAGCACCAGTAAAGGTAGAGACACCAGCAACAGTTAGTCCATCATCAACATTAATCGTACCACCAGCAGAATCAAGAATTAGATTTCCAGTACCAGAATCAGTATCAATTTCATTATTACCAGTAACAGCAATATTAATATTACCAAAATTACCACCAGTTCCTGGAGGTAATGTTATCGCACCATTGAATGTAGTAATACCAGTAACATTAAGATTTTCTTCTATTTGTACACTTTTTTGTGATACAACAGTAGAACTAAAGGTAGAAATGCCTGTAACTGTAAGACCTGCACCAACTTCTAATTGATTGGCAACCAAAACTCTTCCATCAGAAAATACTCTAAATCTGTTAGCACTAGCATCTTCATCATAGATAGAAAATGTTCCATTAGCATTTCTTATCTGATAATCATTTTCACTATTTGTATCATTTAACTTAATTGTAGGATAATTAGAACTAATTTCTAAAGTATCATTAAATGTAGAGATTCCAGTAACAATTAAACCAGTACTTACCTTTAATTCATCAGATGTTAATTTAAGTTTGTTAGTATCATCAACTCTCCAAATCTGTGTATCATGTTCTGCAGTCCAAACTCTAACTAATGTACTAGTACCATCATTCACCCTGAATTGAAATTTTGGATTTCCTCCACTAGTATCAGTTGCAATTTCTTGCAGTGCTGCAATCTTTCTATTGGCTAGATATCCATTATCAACCGTAGATATTCCTGCTTCATTTGGAGCTTCCCATATAAACTTAAGATGTTGAGTTCCAGTATTAAATGTAGTACCCCAGTTACCATTATGAATATTCTGAAATGTAATTTCTGGTTGATTACTACCTCCACTTTTGAATAGGAAAGTTGATACTCCAACTTGATTCTTTTGCTCGAAAGTTAATGGGGTATTTGATGTATAAGTAGAACTACCCCAAGTAATATCTGTGGCAAAACCAACATTACCATTAAATGTAGAAACACCTACAACATTTAATGTCTCAGCAATATTAACATTGTCTAACTCTGCCCGACCATCTACATCTAAGTCACCATTAGCATCTATGTTAGAAGAGAATGTAGAAATACCAGTTACATTTATACCATCATTGGTTACTATTAATCTTTCTGAACCACCTGTAGTAAATCTTATTCTATCAACAGCAGGTCTATCAATATAAGTATTCGTATCATCCGCAAAACCTAATTGCTTACCAGAAGCAACCTGAATATGTTCAGATGATGTCCATGCATCTGTTGCATCTACCCAATTCCAAGTTTTATTGCCTTCACCTGAATAAACGGTAATACCTGCACCGTCTGCTGCAGCATCATTTGCTGCTCCACTTGCTATTCCTACATTTTTATCGGCCACATCCATTGTGGACGAATTTACAGTAGTTTGGGTTCCATCTACTTGAAGATTACCTTTAATAATAACTGTTCCTGTATCATCTCCTACAGTTCCTGGATCTATATGGAATATAGCAGGAGCACCAAGAGTTCCTATACCTGCTTGTCCACCGTAAACCGAAACTCCGTATCCAGTAGTAGTAAATCGAGCAGAATTATCATGTCTAAGTTCAACCTGTGCATTTCTTACTGCACGTAACATTACCTCACCAGTATCACCAGAACCAGGTCTTAAATCAATGGTATCTCCCTGAATTAATAAAGAACCAGCTGTGGTATTTTTTACATAACTATTTCCACTTGAATGATATAGTTCTAAATCCTGGTCAGTACCGAAACTTAATTTAGCATTATCAATAAATTTAAATTCATTGGCAGATTTATCCCAATAAGCAGATGTAACACCAGCATTTGCACCCTGTAGATTTACATCATCATTAAATGTAGAAATACCAACAACATTTAATGTCTCAGCAATATTAACATTGTCTAACTCAGAACGTCCATCTACATCTAGATCCCCATTAGCATCTATATTACCAGTGAATGTGGAAACACCAGCTACTGCTAAGTTAGCTGCAATATCAACATCAGCGTTAGCATCAATGTCAGCAGCAAATGTCGATACACCTACAACATTTAATGTTTCTGCTATGTTTACATTATCTAATTCTGCTCTACCATCTACATCTAAATCACCATTAGCATCTATGTTAGAAGAGAATGTAGAAATACCAGTTACTGATAAAGTTCCTCCGACTTGTACATCACTATTTGCATATGCATTACCAACAAATGTAGATACACCAGAAACATAAAGATTATTAAATGTACCAATACCAGCAGGTGGTTGAATACCTTTAGTACCAAGATAACGATAACCTACAATATAAATGTTACTTGTTGTTATTCCTGATAGTTGTCCGTCAATATCTTCACCATTAAAGTTAAGAATACCTGAAGAATAATCAAAGAACCATACATCATCCTTACCACTAGTACCTGCTGCAGATAAAATTTTAGTTGCAGCACCAGTTGAAGGATCACCTTTATAAACTTTAATTAAATAATCTGCACCAAATTGAGTATCTATCCAATCTCCCTTAATTGCTGACGCAGGATTACCCCATGTATCTCTTGCAATAAAAGATCTATTATTTGAGACTGTAGTATCTACAGTCATTTGGAAAGCACTTGTTGTTTTATATACTCCTACATATCCATCACTAGAATTAGGTGGAGTTGCTGGTATATATGAAGTATCTGCCCAAACACTAGTAGCAGGAACAATTAGTGGAGATGAAATCGCTTCATTCGGTGGAGCCTTTTTAGTATCTCCACTAAATCCACTAGTTTGATCTTCTGCAACACCTGTTTTTGCCTTGGTAAAACCAAGTTTCTTAAACAGATAATCTACCTTTTGTTGTTGAGTTGGGTATCCCACTTAAAATTCCTCTCCTCTCTTATGTAGATGTAAATGACATAGCAGTAATTGACTGTCCAGAAGTCAATTTCCATCTAATCAAAATTCTATTATTAGTATCATTAGAAGATGATTCTGTACCAAATGTACAAGTAAAGGTTCCACCATTATTATCCATTACACCACCATATGCACATCCTGGATCAACATTTCTAGGTACACCAGAACCAATATACTCATTAAACATGTCTGCCCAACCATTAGTATTGGACAATGATGTAGTCCAAGTTGAGTTATCAGGCATACATACCCAACATCCTGCTACAGATCCAGTATAAGAAATATTAAAAGTAGATACATTAGATCGTATCAATTGAATTTGGAAATATTGATCTCCACTTCTTCCAGAAGAAAAATCAGGACCACCTGCAGGTAAATAACCAGAAGAATAGTTATTAACATCATGTGTTAATATTCCACCAACAACTGCTGCTTCATAAGTATCAATAGTTCCTTCACTACCACCAGTCCAAGCAGTATATGCAGGAGTTGGATTGTCTCCAGTTGCACCTGCCTTAACTCTTGTTGCATTACCAGAACCTGTTCCCAAAGAAGAAATTAATATATTATCTTCATCCATTTTACTTGTAGTTGCAGATGTACCCATAATAAGAACCTTTTCACTTATTGTTGCTCTAGCACTATTAGATCCATATGGAGTGCTTGCAGTCATATTAGAGAATTTTGTATTAGTTGTCTGTGCAATATAATGAACATTTCTTGGAACTTGTGATACAGCACAAGTAACACCAGAACCAACACCATAATTTCTTACTGGTGGATTTGCTCCTCCAGCAAAATTTGTATAATTTTTATTACCAGGACTTGTAAACCCAGAAGTTTGTCCACCTGTAGTTACAAATGTATTGCTATTATACATATCACCTGTTGCATTAGTACATGTGATTACATAATTAAATGTATTATTGGATGATTGTGTATAATGTGGAATACCAGAAGAATATGCTACTACATGAGATGATGAGGATGGAGTTACAGGAGTAGTACTAACTGTTAATGAAGGAGCACCCACTGTGCTTGGATCTTCGTACCAATATACAGAATTAGTTGTATTGCTTCCATGAGTAATATATGCTTCATTATATCCATCAGGACATGCTGCATTGATGAAATTAACATCATAAACTTCATAAAATAATGATGTAATACCTACATTTCTAGCAGAATCTGCAGCATCAGTATTATTTGTAATACGAATTGCCCCAGATGTTACGTCTGAATTAAGTCCTGCAGCATATAGACCAAAAGATATACCAAAAGTTGTAGTTCCTACACCAACAGCATTAACTTTACCAGTAAGAGTTCCAGAATCTCCAGGTCCATAATCTGTAATAGGAATTGTACTTATTGTGCTATCAGTATTTCTTGTATATTGTGTTCCTGCTACTGGTGCAGCATCATTTGTATTATTGACTGGTGTAAAACCAGAACAAAGTCTAGCATTTCCAGCTGTTCCAGTTAAAGTAAGAGAAACTCCACCAATATTATCTGGTTGAGTTGGTACTAATTTTCCTAAAATATAATTTAACTCGTCTATCGAATCTTTTGTTTTATCAAGAATTGTAGGTGTATATGCTCCTCCCCTAAACGATCCACCTGTAGGTGTTCCTATAATTTGATCGCCATAATAAGTTGTTGCACTAACAACACCAGTATATTGGATTTCGTTACGAGAGAATTGCTCTTTCCAAGGAGTAAGATTTGCTATAGTCGTGCCTATTCCAGCACCACCAGTATCTCTTTCTGCAAATAAATTACCATCATAAAAATTAAGTGCTAATTCACCTTTTTCTAAATCTGCTAGTCCTGGTCTTTTCCCAGTTACAGCAGATCGTTTTAACCTAAAAGGAGTGGCCATTTATTATATGCGGTATGTACCCAAAAAAGACTTATATAAGTCTCCTTTTATTTATCACACTTCAATCTAGTATCTTAAATTCCAAGGGCTTTAGCAGCTTCTGTATGATCTGGAGGTTCTGGATTAGTTGAACTATCCAACATTGTCAATGCTTCTATTGCTCCTTGTATACGAATAAATTGTTCTTTCTTTTGATTGAATTCTTGTTCCATAGAAAGTAATTTATTTTTCAAATCTTCTGCTTGCTTATTCAAATCATCAAGCATTTCCTTCTTATCCATAATTTTATTGTAAATGATAACTTTCTTATTTATCATACACTAAATAGTAAAAAAAGTCAAAAATGGCTAATAAAATATACAAAAGACTTGGATTAAGAAGAGATCAAGATCTTGGGGATGTTGATAACTCAAAACAGGCATTAAATAATATTTTAGATGGTTTAGCAGCAACTGGTGCTGAAGTTGATGCAACTTTTATATCTGAAGATTTAGATTGCATTCGAAATATAGCATCTGCGGGACTAACAGTAGAAGATTATCAAGAAGTAGGAGGAAGTGCAGCAACAATTACTGATGAAAATGGAGATCCAGTAATATTTAAACCAAGAATTACATATCAAAATCGTTTAGATAGGGCACAAGTTATATCTGGAACCCCTAGAATATATGGTGGCGATGGTCTTGATGCAGCATATTATAATAATGATCAAATTTTCGAAAATACTGAAGATATTTTTGCTGGATCTCCTGTAGCAAGAGATCAATTTTGGGAAGAAGGTGAATTTCAATGGGATAGAAAAATTACTGCAGAAGCAAATGATACAAATGGTGGTATAAAGTGGGAAGGTTATTTTATACCAACAGAAACTGGACTTCATAAATTTGTTATTAATACTCAAGCATTATGGTCAGTTGAGTTTCAAGAAGCTACTTATGTAGAAAATGATGACAACCAGCAAGTTGGTACTGGTGCAACATATACAAATATAACCAGAGTTGGTATAGCATCTACTATGGCTGCAACTGGAACTAGTGGTACTAATGAAATTAGATTAGATACTAATAGTGAAATAAAATATATTGCAGAAGGAATGAATGTTAGTGGTACTGGTATTGCTGCTAATACTACAGTTGCAAATTTGAATGTAAATTGGTATGATACTGCCAATTATGGAAAAGTAACTCTAGCTACCGAAAGTGGAAATGCAGTTACAGGTACTATTAATAGTGGTAATATAACCTTTACATCTACACAAAATAGTCCTAGAAATAATGAAATTTGGACTCCGTATGTTTTAGTTAAAGGTAATAGATATAGAATAAAAATATCTTATTATGTTCCACAAAGTTGGGATACCAGAGGTACTGAAAGATATTTCTTCTTCCGCAAAAGAACTCCAAGAGATCAAAATTTATCTGAAGTTCATTACTATTCTTTTTATGGATTAGAATATAATTTTACTGAAGCAGCAAAAGGATTCTTTAACTTATATAATGATAATTCCGTTCTTGCTGGTGGTACTAATCAACAAGGTCTTGGTAGTTTATCAAACTCCGACGATTACATAACATTAAAAACAAGCAAAAAAATTGACATAAAATACCAAGCTCTTGGTACATCTGCTAATGATATTTTAGGAAGTACAGTTACAGTGAATAGTATTCTAAATTCACCTGTAGTTAATGTAAGTAACACTTCTGATTTTCCAATTGGAACTTATGTTTATGATAATACAAACAAAACAGCTGCAAGAGTTTTTAATGAAGGTACTAGAGTAGTTGATTATGCAATTAATAATTCAATAGTATTAAGTAATCCTGCTAATAGTACTGCATCTAATATAGAAATTCAACCAGTACAACATAGAGGTCACGTAAAAAGAATTGTAACTACTGGAACAGCAGCGAGTGGATCCAATGAAATATCTATGGTAAGTGGATATACTGTAGGTGCTGGTACTACAGAAATTAGAGTAGGTATGTTGGCAGTACATGCAAATATACCAACTAATACTAAAATAACAGAAGTAAGTGGTGGTGGAGTTCAGACATTTACATTAAGTGAAAACTTAACTGGTGCAATTGCTGCTGATCAAATAGTTTACTTATACCATTCAGAAGGACTTGTTAATGATACTTTAAGAACTTTCTGCCCAACAACAGGAGGAAATGAAACTCATTGTTTAATGGCAAGAAGTGATCATAATGGTGATCCTGGTGATGGTAATGGAGATACTACAATTAATGTTTATGATGCAACTAATGCAAATGTTGGAGATAAAGTTCAAGGATATTATTTTGAAGATGATACTGAGATTTTAAGTAAAACTTCTTCTGGTGCTCCTGGATCAGGAAGTAGTCATACTATTGTAATAGACAAAGGATTGAATAAAAATATAAAGGCAGGAAACAACTTTACTATAACATCAGCGAGTGATAATAGACAGTTATGTTGTCCACCTAAAGATACTTCTCCACCATTTGAAGCTACAGATACTGGAATGAAAACCCCTGACAATTATCGAAATTTAACTATTGATGGTGGAAATATAGTGTTTGATAATTTAACATGTACAAATTTCAATACAACGAAAATTGTAGATGATAATACAAACACAGCAACTTATGAATATAAAGGTAAGATTCCAATCGAATGTGGTGATGGAAATACCTATAATTTACTAGAATATCACGCTTAACTATCCTTTAATAGTAGAAAATACGTTTCATCATTTATAACTACTGGAACTTTATGTGTCCATCCTATAGTTGAATCTGTAGGATCAGTAATAGGAGATGCTGTTCCTAAAGTTACTGTACCAATTCCTGATATAATTACTTCTCCTTGATTTGCTGCTTGTCCACCAAAATCCAAACTTCCCATACTAACTTGATGACTTTCTGTTTTTAATTCTGCATCTGCATCTCCCGCAGTTCCTGTTTCTGTCCAAGGATTATTATCGGTAGAAAATGCACGAGTATCACCAATAAAAATTCCAGATACATTATTATCAACACTACTTTGATTATTATTATAACCAGTAGGATCATTAACAACCATCGATCCTTCAACTTTCAATTGTTTGGTTGTTTCAGTGCTATCATTAGATTTGTATTTTGTTTCCACATAATATTCAGCAGTTTCTGCATTTGAAGATATATTATCAAATGCATTATCAATATTATTATCATCTCCAACAAAAAAATTAAACTCTTCGTCTTGTATTTCTGGTTTAATATAATTAACAATATTACCAAATGATACTGGATCAGTACGATTAATAGTAAATGTAGTTGCAGTACCAGCAGGTCCACTAGGGGTATCTACAGCAGTTGGATTAGAACCAATATTTAATGTACTAACTCCTAAAGGATCGCCAGATGGTCTTATAGAAAGTTTGAATTTGGATCTAGCATCAGAATTACAAACATAATAATAATTTGCATTAAATATACCACTACCAGGTGGTTGTTCTACAAAAGCTGGTGCAACAGTAGCAGCAATACCTGTAGTTGATCCAAAACTGACAGTTCCACTAAATGAAACTATATCATCATTAGTATAAACAAATTCACTATCATTTCCATATTCAAAAAATCCTTCATTTATACTACTAAATCCAATTGTAGAAATGTTTCTAAGATTATTCCTAATAACAGAAATATCTCTATCAACACCAGCATTATAGAGGTTAGACCAAACATCACCATCTGCAGGATTTTCTTTTAAATTTTGATCTCTCCTATAACCTTGGTTTTGGAGACGTAAATCTGACATTTTCTTTACTGATAAGTTATGTTCCAACCCTTCGTCTGAAGGATTTGAATCTTCTCTAATGCTTCATCACTAAGAGTACTATTTACACCACTTCCTTCAACTCTATTACCTCTAATGTTAATTCTAACTTTACCACGAGGAGAATTAGTATAATTCAAATATAAATCATTTGCAATATCATCAAGATTAGTTGATGAAAGTTTATTAAATGAAACATCAAATACTCTCAACCAATAATTTGTTGCAATAGCACCAACTGTATAATCATCAAGATCATTATTAAAGAGTATCAAATACTGCAATCTAGGACATTCATTATAAGTTGGAATCAATCCACGTAGTTCATTATTTTGAACCTGGAATCTTCTCAATTGCTGTAAATTTTCAAATTGTGTTAATCCAGTTAAGTTATTTCCAGACAGGTAAATAAACCGCAACTTGGATAGATTTTTAAATCCAGGTATAGTTCCAGTAAGATTATTATTACTCAGTTGAATATAATATATATTTGGATTTGTACTGAAATTAGTATTAATTGTACCATCCATATTATTATTCATTAATCTAAGATGAGTCAATTGAGGATTATTAGACAATGATGGCATATTTCCTGTAACTCTATTGTAAGAATATATTTCAAGCCATTTTAGTTTAGTGTTATTTGAAAATGCTTGAGGATGTATTGGTTTTTGTATAAGTTTACTACTCAATATTCTAAAATTTACTAACTCTGGACATTGAGCAACACAATTTTGAGGTATGACATAATCACCACCTGTCCAGTTTCCAGAACCATCAGTTGCAGTTGGTGATCCACCTTGCAACCAACTATATCTTGTATATAGAGTTTTTAAAGCAGGATTAGCAAATACTGGTAAAGCTCCACGCAAACCATTAGTTCCACTATGACTGATGTTTATATATTCTAATGCAAGACAATTTGCTAATTTATAACCACTATAAACACCTCCACTGAAAGTAGTAAAGAAAGTTCCATGATTTCTAGTGTGAGAAGCACTATATGATTTTAACTTTTCTTTTCCACTCAAATCTGGCATAGGTAAACCAGTGGAAGAGATAGTTAGAGTTACAATTTCAGTCGAAGCAATACTAAAAGTTGAGTCAATAAGAGAATAATTATGATCTAAATATGCAGTTTCAAGTTTTCGAAGAGTTTTTACACTTTTCGACTCACATTGTGCTCCAGATGGTCCCATATCTCCAGATGCAGGATCTTTAAATCCCCTAAAATCATTATATCGAATATCATAAGTAATAACTTCTTCTCCAACATTTGGACAAGTACATGTAATACTACCATCATCAAGTGTATCTGCATTATCTGCATGGTGATATGCTCCACCCCTACGATATAAACTCAAAGTTTTAAGATTTGATCCAAGTCTTCTAGTAAGAGCATCCTGATCCATATCGGTTTCAGTACTATTTGCACCAATACTACCATAAAAACATCCACCTATGGTTAAAGTTTCCGTAGTTTCAGGCAATTTAGCAATAACAGCTTGATTAAATTTTCTTTCAGTTGCCGTTTCACTTAAACTAAATGGATTTCTTTGAACATCTAATTTTCTAAATGGAGAAGAAAACATATTAGCAAAATCTGGAAAATTCTTTAACTGATTGAAAGCCAAATCAAAATTAACCATTGCATCAAATTTAACTGGAGGAATTTCTTCAATGTTTACACTTCTAATTTTTATACTTTTAAGTTCACTTGGAGGATAGTATATTTCAATATTTCTCTCTCTTGCCCGAACTGTTCTATACGATATTTTATTTTTATTTGAATATCTGGTATAATTTGAACTATTATTAGTTTCTATTATTTGCCAACTGGGTTCAATTGCATTACCATTAACAGTTATTGGATTTCTACTAATTTCCCCACTCATTCGTCTAAAGAATCCCTTAAAGATAACTGGTATACCTTTCATGGCAAAAAGTTTTACAGTTTGACCATTTATAGTACATTCAATTAAAGATGTGGGGATTTCAGAATCAAATATTTTAGGTGTAGGTTGTAAGGTTGTTTGCAATCTTGGTCCAGAAACTCCACCTGCTTGTGTTCCAAATTTTAATGCACCTTTATTAGTATTAGGTTGCCGAATACTAATTTCAGATCCATAAGAAATTGGAGATGTATCAAGTACTGGACTTGCAGAAGAACTCCATGCACTAACTCTTGATGTTGATATATCTGCTATTTTTGTCTGTGCAGATCCACCACTCCCTAAAATATAACGATATCTAATTGCACTACCACTTATTTTTCCATTAACATTCAAATTTCCAAATAATTGAGCATCCACTCCTGCTCTTTCTTCTAATATTGAAGTATACCTATCATTCTCATGATCAAAACGATCAGCAGTTTTATAAATTGGATTTACTAATCTAGAAAAACTACGAAAATCATCAAAAGTTACTGGTGGACTAGCATTAGTAGAGTCATATATTACATCTAAATCATTAACATTGATATTTAAATTCTTTAAAGCAGTACGTTTATCCTTAACATCTGCCAAAGCTCTATTAGCATCTAATCCAAACTTTTTAGGATTCTTAATTACCATTTGAAGTCTTTCCTTTTATTTATTATTGTTCCTTTAAACTTAGAGTAGTCTCAATAAGTCCAGTATCGGATGCTTGAGCACCATCTAGTTTTTTTGCAGTTACAAATGTTGCCTCAAGATTCATATTGTCTGGAGTAATGACATTTCTATCTGCACCAAAAATCTTAGTCATATCAACTTCTTTGGTTTCATTAGCACCAACATAAAAAGTATCTATAACTTTAAATCCTTCTCTTAATGGTTGTTCATTTTGAATATCCACTTCAGAAGAAGATAATCTAGTTAATGGATCAAAATGAGTAGGAGCACTTTCCGCATCAGCACCATCAAGCACAATAGATGTATTATACTTATCATCTCCTGATCCAGTATTATTTCCAGTATTAACATATAATGGTAATGCCACTGTTTTACTATAATCACCTATCGTTTCCTTTATGGTTATATTATTAATATCTGCATTATCCATAGTTTTTGCAACAAAATATAATGGAAATGGATTATAATTATAAAGTTTTCTATTTCTTATAGTTCCAAATATTCTGTTTAATGAACCACTTGGTGCTCTATAACTACAAGCAACTGGACGCATTGCTAATGTAAGATTCGTAATTCTTCTAACTGCTTTATCTTCATTACCAGTTGGTCCTAGATTAGTATTATCACTAGTTCCACCCCATAATTCAGAACCAAAATTTTGTTCAATCATTATATAACTGAAAGTAACATTAAGTCCAAGATCATCAATTGTATTATATTTTACTGATCCACCATCATCAATAATAATATCATCTTGATTATCAACATAACCAGTAAATCCTTCAGTAAGTGGAGTTACTGATACATAAGTATTAGTATTTCGTGATGGACCTTCAATCACTTTTAATGTTAATCCAGTATCTGGATCAATTTCAGGTGGATCAGAATCCAATTGGAAACTTATTTGTCCACCACCATAATTAACTGTAGGTAAAGATCCTTTCAATCTAAGAAAATAATTTGAAGTACCAGTTGCCGTAGGGATTGGATAAAAACGACCAATTCCAGTATCATCTGGTAATCCATTTTTTATTTCAATTAATTCAACATCAGTTGTAAATATTGGGTCTTCAACATCTATATTAACTTTAGAACAATATCCACCACCAGGATTTCTCAATTGAGGAATTCTATAATCTATATTCATCATTCTTCGTGGATTTGTTGAATGCCAAGATTCCCTTAATTCTACTCCTTCTTCATTCATTTGAGCCCATTGGTGATTGTGCCTACCAAATATCATATGATCACTCATGCTTATATTTTTGTGTGTACCAAATCCAGTTTCTCCAGGAGTCTTCCAGTGCTCAAATGTTTTCTCTACATCATCTCTATTTGTTGGTTCTAAATCTGTTACACCAATTGCAAAATCTGCAAAATGACCAAAATCATCTTGTCTATCAGGATTAGCAAATTGAATTTCTATTTTAGATCCAGTAAGTTTGTATGGAGATGATACTTCTCCAGTAAAATTACTTAATCTAATAGTTCCATGATTATATTCAGCTAAAGGTATATAATCTATACTATCAGGTGTTGTAGCTCTATTCAAAACTGGAATTTCATCAACACCGTTAGATGCAATATTTCTTTCACTAGTTCCATAACCAATATACTTCCAACCAACTAATTTTGCTGTAGTGTATGATACTATTCCTGTATTTGGATCAACGTTTCTACCTTCGAGGTCTCCAATATAACAATTATAAATTGATGGTGCAATAATTTTTGCTCCAATATCTTCTTCAGTAAACAAACTATCATCGTTATCTGTAATTGTAATCTCATCAGTATCACTAAAAGTAATCTCACCTGCAGCATATGTTCTACCATTTACTCCAGTATTAATACTAGGTGTATGAACATGTCCGAATCCAGGACATGCTTTACAAACAACAGTTTTAACTTCTGCCAAAGAATCTGAAGATACATTCATCTTTGTTGGCATAATTATCTTTTTATTTGGAATACCAACACCTTGATTATTGTATATAACATCCTTTGGTTTAACAGCAAGAGTAGTCTCTGAACTAATTCCACTTATAGTTTTTAATCCACTAGAAGTAGAATAAATTTGAACTGTTCCTTCATCTCCACCATCAATGTAGTATGAAGCACCATACTTAACAATATACTGCGGTGTTTTAAGTTTAGCTTGATTATAAACATCTACAGTATAAGTTAACCTAAAATAAGAATCTTGCAAACAAGGTTCTCCCATTTGGTTCTCAATTACGATTGTATGTAAAACGACCCACCTTGCTTCACCATTACCTACAGGAACATATGCATAGAATCTTGCACCAATAGCACCATACCAACCAAATTCAATTTTATACATACTAACATTAGTTGGTCTTAATGTATGTTTAGAAGGACCATTACCATTTAATCTATCTCCACTCCACTTTTCTCTTGGTATTTCTGTAGTCCAATATGATGTAGGATCTCCAGTTTCAGAATCAGCATCAAATACATTACCAGTTGTTATATTTACTTGATCTGCTTGTGTCATTCCAGAAAGTTTTAAAGCATCACTACTTAAAGGAATTGTACTTCTACGAATAATAGATATATTACCTTTATCAATTCTAAAGACATATTGATCAGTTGGGTTAGTTATACCCCATTCAATGTAAGATCCATCCCTAGATTCTTCTGATGTTCTTACACCAAAAGTAAATCCAGAAATTCTACCTGGTTGATATCTGAACACTCTTCTAGATTGCATCAAAGCATATCTTTTAGGAGCAACAGAATATCCTGGTCTAGTATTATCACCAGTTCTGTCTGAAGTTTTGCCATTATCTTTCAATATTTGATTAATAGAAGCAAAAGTAAGAGTTTCTTCCGTTACAGGATCCTTTAACTCATTATTGCCAAGATCTCGCCAAGTATCTGTCCATGTATCAATTCTAGCAAAAGAAGTTGCAATTCCTGCAGTATACTGTACATCATTATCAAGTTCTCCTGTACCAACAACTACTTTTGCAACTGTATCTGGTAAAAATCTATCTTTCCATGTTTGAGGATAACTTGAATAATTTGCACTATTATAAATTGCATGTAAGTCATTACCCATTTCAATGAAATCTCTATATTGCGTAAATAGAGTTGCATTGTATAATCCAATTCTATCGTATTTTGGTCCAAAAGGATAAGTATATGGAGTAGGAAATGCTTCTAACTTAATTCCAGATTCTCTTGTTTCTTCTTGTGATCTTCCCCTATACCTAGATCCATAAATTAAGTTTGCTCTTCTTTCCCAACTACCAATACTACGTCCACCATTAAAAGAAAAAACTTCAAATTCATCAGTGTCTATTCCATAAGATGATACATTAGAAAATAAACTAAGTTGAGTTTCTGCACGATTAACTCCCAATAAAGTACTACTTACTTCACTACTTTCTTTAAATTGTTCTGCAATTTTCCAAGTAGCACTAGATTTTAAAATAGTTGGTTTTGATCTTGTTATTCTTACATTTAAATTTGTAGTAATTCCAGTATAATCATTAGATAAAACTACTCTACTATTATGAGATATATCTGAAATAATTGTTCCATCAGGAGTAATATCAGATTCTATCCTATCACCAACAGTTGCTCCAAATGCAGTAAATATTCCAACATTATCAATATAAATTACATTTCTTCTAGATCCCAAATCAGAGTTAACTCTAACTATAGGCCACTCTGCCAAATCTCCTGCAACAGGATTATAAATTGATCTATATCCAGCTTTATCTGTTGCAACACCCAAAGTACCATTAGTGACACCTGCACCAGTATTTCCAGGACCACCATACAAACTATAATCATACCAAGTAACATTATTACCGTCTGCTTGTGGTAATATTGTTCCAACACCTACAGTACCTGCTCCATGAGCTCGTAAAACTAATGGGGGATTATTATTACCACCAACTTCAACATCAAGATTAGCACATATTGCAGTCAATCCAGTTGCAACAACAGAATCAACAATTCTAAAATATGGATTATCTTTAGAAGTAAAATTAACAGAAGTTGCCTTTGCCATTGTGACATCAGCAATATTATAATTATCAACTTCTGTAACTAACGGATTTCCAAATGCATCAGTTAATACTGCACCATTTGCTATATTATAAAGAACCTCTGTATCCCCTGGTATTAAGGATACTGGACGTTTATCATCACCCAGTCTTACATCCTTACCTCCATTGGCCATAAATCACTGCTCCTCCCAAGTTAGACTTGCTGATATTGAAACCGTATTAATCCCAACTGCACTATTGCTAAAGTTTGAACCAGCATCATGATATAAACTTTGACTAGATGCACATACATATAAACTTTCAATTTTATCTGTCAATGGGAATGATAGATAATCTTTATTATAATCAAAGTATGGAGATAAGTCAAACTCTTGCCCAGAAGCAGGTGCATATACACTCGCAACTATAGTTCCAGTATCAGGAATAGGTGCTCTAACTTGAGGACTTATTTTAACTGATGATAATCCTTCTTTAGTAAATTCAGTTACTGCAGATGTAGTACCTTCACCATCTTTTGCAATAGAATTCTCTTCTCTTACAAAAGGAAGATCTGCACTCAATTTAATAGAATCCACTGTAGAATCATAAGCAGAGAAATAATAACCATCTTCTGCTATATTTTTAGTCCTATCCATTCCTCTATTTTCAAGATATCCAAAAACTGAAATTGGTTTCTTGGTAGTATCTGGTGCAAAGTATCCTCTAAACCATCCCCATGTTCCATTATTAGGTCCAATAGAATCTCTAATGTATTCAGCAGCAGAAGCAACGTTAGAAGCAGTAACATTAGGAGCAGTACCAGATGTAGTAGCATTAGTGACACTGACTATAATAGTAGAACCAGTTGTTCCTTGAAGACATGTTATTGGTCTACTATAATTACCATCTGTAGTTCCACCAAAAGTACTACCATTGCAAGCATCTCCATCAAAAATTGGATCTATTTCACGAGGATATGTGTGTACAGTAGCATTGCCATCAAGACTACATGTAAAGGCAAAGGCACCTTTAAGAAGTCTAATTGTATCACCACCAACTATACTATGAGCAGAAGCAGTAGTTATTGTCAACTTACCTGTACTTGAATCAAATGATGCACTACTAATATTAATTGTAGTTCCATTAGTAAAACCAGATCCAGATTCTCTCTCAACTGCATTTGTTAAAGTTGCTCCAGCAGCATTCCATGTATGTGTTCCACCATAAGAGTTTATAGGAACATCAACTTTTGTTGGTTTTCCTCTCTTACCGATATCAACTTCTGCACCTATTGTTGGTCCACCTGCAGTTCCAGATATTAATGAAGTTGTCTGGAAAACAGGAGATTTTCTAAAGTCAACTTTAAGAAGACCAGTAGAACCAGTTGACATCCTTGTAGGATAAACTTGAGTTCTATTTCTAACATTAATACCTAAACTACTCTGAATAAAGTCTCTACATTTTAATCCAAGTAATGGTGTAGGACGGTTTGGAGTAATATCAATTGTATTACCAGGAATAGTTGTTGAATTGAGTGGAGTATTCAAATATGCTTTATTGTCATGAATATATGTAATTCTAACATTCTGGTCTAATATATTTCCAGTTTCAACTCTCGAACCAATATAATATGTGGTGTTTATACCACAGGTAGTTCCAAGATCAATAAAAGGTCCAGTTGTATCATTATTAGTAGCATTAGTTACATTAATCCTAGTAGATGTACTAGTAGCACCAACTTCAAGAGTTCTCTTAGATCCATAAACCTCTACATCTCCTGGAGTAGCATGACTGTATAGTTTAACAGTACCTCTGTCTCCACCATCAATGTAGTATGAAGCACCATACTTAACAATATGTTCCGAATTAGAGAAATCACCTGCAATTCTAGCAGTATTTTTATATCCAAAACGATCTGCACTACCTCCACCATAAACCATGTATGTAATAGGTAATGTTGCGTTACCCAAAGAAGCAATTTTAAGTTGGTTGGATGCTCTTAAATGGTGTACACGTACCCAACGTGCTTCTCCACTGCTTACAGGGACGTATGCAAGGAATAGAGCACCAACAGCACCATACCATGAGAACTCAATCTTGTACATGGTAACCTTGTCAAAGGCAAGATCCCAAATACTCGTATCTGTTACTAGTTCACCAGTATCTGGATTTAAAACATTAGTTCCTGGTGGATTTGTTGCTACAGAATCACTATAAAGTAAATTATCAGTAACATTATCTAATCTATCTCCACTAAATCTTGAACGTGGAATACGATATTCATATACATTCCAATAATCCTTAGCAACGTTTTGGTTTACCCATTTAGGATAGTAGTTATTAACAGCATCAATTTGACCTTTAAATGTAGGTAATTCAGTTGAATTAGTAGTATCTAATTTAGTATCAATATATCCTTCTTCCGTGTTATCTGCAGCTTTGTACAAATAAGGAAACATTCCAGTTCCTTGACTAGTTGCTTTTTGTTCATTTGTTTTTATATTTAAATAAGCTGCTTTACCACTGGCAACACTATCTCCAGTTATTGGTTGAATAAATGGAACAGGAGTAACCATATAATGAGAACTGATTCCAGTTATTGCATTTACTCCATTACTACCACTTCCAACTCTTAATAATTGTTTTTCTCCAGCAGGAATAGTAATACCATTGTAAGTACTAGAAGATGCACCTCTATCAAAAGTATTAAATGTTGCTGTAGTAATACCTGTTGCAGTATTAATACCAATTGCTCTTACTTTATAAATCTGTGTATCTGTAAGACCAGTAATAATTCCAACATTTGGACCTTTAGAGTATGAAACATGTTGATTTGTTGAAAGACCAACTACCCAACCATTTGGTTTTCCAGCTGCAGGTGTATGGTAAAATGTTGGAACCGTAGAAACACCAACATTTATTCTAAATGTGGTTGCAGATGGAACTTCAATAATATTATATTCTCTTCTATTATTTGGATAAATTTTAACTCTTGAATTATCTAAAGTTCCAGTACCATCTCTATTACTATAACTAAAACGACAAGTCATAGCAATACCAGCAAGTGTAATATACTTACCATCCGCAAATCCATGAGGACCATTAGTGGTAATTGTCATCAAACCATCCAATTCATTATAAACAGCATTACTAATACTTACAGCAATACCAGAGTTTACATCAAACTCAAATGTTGGATTAGTAGAACCTGCACTAACTTTACTTATTTCAGCTTTATGTTCTGGTTGTAATAGTGAAGGATCATATACACCAGCATGAGTCATTAATAAGTTATCTCTAACGATAACTGTTTGTCCAAAAGGAGTACTTTGTGGATATGCTGGAGGAGTTAACTCACTAACAGGTATTTCATTTAATCCTCCTTCCCCATAATTAGCATATCCCAAAGATTCAGAACCTCTTTTACCAGCAGGATCTGGTGGATTTGTTGAACCATAATCTTCAGTTTGATCTCCTGTTCCAGATCCAAAATCTAATGCATTTTTATATGCAATAGATTGTGTTCTTCTAACTACACAAAAATTATCTCCTTCTCCATTATTTCTTGTTTCCCAATAATATCCATCGTACTTATCAAATATACCATACTTACGAATGCATGGATTCTTTACACCTTGATTCGCTACAGGACTACCAGCTACTGGATCTGGTTGATGAACAGATCCACTGGTAGCACCACCACCAGCATCATTTATAATACTAGTTTTTACACCAAATGTAGCAGCAGAAACACGACCAGGCTGATATCTAAAGAATCTTTTTGATGTTAGTACAGAAGTCTTATCAGCAGGTGCCTCAATTAAAGCACCAGATTCTGCAGGAACATGAGATAATCCTTGATCTTGAATTCCAGGAACAGCACCATTACCAGAAGTAGGACTTGTATATCCAGGTTCAGTTGCTTCAAATGATGCAAATTGCTCTGGTTCTGAAGTCCATTCCGTTGGATTGACATCATAAGTATTAACGTCTGCAAATATACCAAGAGCAACTTCTGCTCTAGGTATACCTAAAAGTGACAAGGCAACTTCAGATTGAACCTTATTCTGCTCGGCAACAGGTATTGTTGCCTGATCATTTGCAATTACAACAGGAATGGATTTATCCGATTTCTGTTGACCAGGAGGGACTGGAGCAGTCCTACCGACGACGACAACCGCCGAACTATTATTTACATTAGTGTTATCAGGCATTTAAATGACTCCGACTCTTCCTTTTGCGATAATGAATTGATTCCTTATAGATATATATCCAGTTCGTGTTCCATCAGATGTACCAGTAATGGTTCCACTACCAGTTTGATTCCATGTATTATCAGCTGGTTTCAATCTAAGACTATGTATACCAGCAGTAACAGTCTTACCATCAACTACGAAGACTTGTGATGCCAAGTTAGGAGAAACGTTATGTGCTACGAGTTTGACAAATGCACCAGTAGAAATTCCACTGAATTGTGTAGAGTCATCAAGATGGACATAGTATGAAGTAACTCCAGTACCAACATCTACCCAATCACCAGTACCAATACCAACATAAGTTGTAAATCCTACTGGTTTTTCTCTATATTCCTCACCTTGAATCTTATAACCATAAGCACTTGTTAATCCAAGAACAGCAGTATCTACTGATTCAATTTCAAATTTAATATATCCATTTGCTTGTGAGAATGTTCCACCTGGATCAGGGAAATTCATAGTAATCTCCGTCATCAGAGGTCCAAGAGTTTCAGTAGTACCTCCACCAACATTTAGCATAGTACCAATACCACCACTAATAGTAACACCACTTAAGTCTTTTGCATCACCATCTTCAACATATAAGTATGTTGGACTCTCAAATCTAAAATCATTATCAATAGTAACATTAACAGAATTCCAATCACTATCATAGATATCTGGTGAAGGAATCCACTCATCAGCAGGTCCAAGAATAATGTTATTGCTAGTAGTGATCTTACCAGTAGAGTAGTATCGAAGACCAGTACCACAAGCACGAATAATATTACCACCAGTAGAAACTACAGATGTTGAGGAAACATCTAATGGTCCTGGATAGTTTTCAAATAAGCAATCATTAACTCTTAAACTTGTAGATTCAGATGCATCTAATGGTTGATATGCAGTTCTATCAGAATCACAACCATCAACAAATGTTGAGTTTTCTACTGAAAGTCTGTTAGTATTTCTTGCATATAATCCACCACCTGGCGAATTTCTAATTTCAACTCCTTTAACTAAACCACCTTTAATATTTTCTAAATCAACAAGATAATTTGTTCTATCTTGTTCTAATGCACTTGGGTTGTTATAATTAATATTATTAGAAACATTTCCATCAATAGTAATATCTTGTAATGTTATATCACTACAAGGAGTACCTGCTTCTGGAGCATTTGCACCTAAAGTAGTTCCAATTCCAACAAAAATACCATCAGTATTTATTTCATTTTCTGGTGTATAATCCTTTCCATTATACAGACTACTTGCAAAATACTGCTGTTTAATGATACTATTCTTTCCATTACCTTTCAGGGTAAATGAATTTGGAATAATGATTTGCTCTGCTAGATATGTTCCACTTGGGAAATCAAGATAATTACCACCATCAGCAATACTCTTATCAATTGCTGCTTTTAATGCATATGTATTATCATGAACAACTTTAACAGCATTTGTAGTACCAAATCCAACATTATCATTTAATCCATATTGATTTGCAAGTGTAATATATCCTACTCCAACTTCAACTACACTATCAATTGCCCATCCTCTTCTAGAGGATACAGTACCAATAACAGGGAAGTGTATTTGGTCATCATCATATTCATTTTTAGTACCCCTAACACTCCATTCAGTCTGATCATATGTTCCATAATCTTTCCAAGTAGCAGAAGTACCATTTCCAAATACCTCATCTCCCAATATACCTACAAGTTGTGAACTAGTAAGAGCAGTAGAAGTTCCAGTATGTACTTGATCTTGACGGTAAATTAATAATCCATGATTAGCAGATGCTCTAGTTAATGATAAACTAAAATGACTAACATCATTAAAATTGTCAACTGATGTATGTGCTATTCCTGAAGGATTAATAATTGTTGCTGGACTCATATGCCCATGATTCTTATCAAATTCTGCAACCCAATAATTATAAAGTCTTGGTTCTGCTGCAGTTCCAACTTTTGTTATTGCTTGACCACTTGTAGGAGCACTAATTGTAGAAGCACCAGATGTTGAAATACCAAATACTTTTACATATTCACCTTCATAGAATCTAGCAGTTGATATTCCACTAATTTGTAATTTATTACTTACAGTAGTACCAATACCAATATACACTGTACCATCATTACTAATACTCAAACCTCTTAATTTATATGCATCTAATTCATGTGCGTCAACTAATTCATATCCACTTGAATCATCTTTAACTTTTAGAACTCTATTTCTCTTGAAAGTTACTTCTTCAGTTGCATCTGGTAAATCCTTTAATCGGAAATTCTCGTATGCATCAGCACGAATTGTACCACTAACATCTAACTCATGTGCAGGAGTTGCAGTTCTGATACCAACTTTAGTATTTTCCTTAACAATAAATGATGGGTCATTATCATTTCCAACTTGTAAAGATGGACTAACTGTTGGGTTGCCCTTAAGAAGTAATTTAATTGCTTCAATACCAGAATCAGGTTCTCCACTTTCACCAGAAGTAGAAGTAATCTTATTAAGGAAATTAACTGGGCCTCTAAATTCTGAAGGTAAATTACGATTTGGACCACCACCAACTACTAATGTATTTCTAATATAAACATCATCAAATACAGCAGTTAAATCTGAAAGATCTTTACCAAGGAAGTTTTCTCTTGCTTGTACTCTTTCTCCACTAAAGAATTCACCACGATCATTCATACCAGAATAGAATACAATTCCACCTTTCTCTTCTCTAGAAAGTGCAAGAAGTTCTTCTTCCTCTGTAATACTTCTATTCTGTCTTTGTGGTAAAGCAGTAGAGTAGTTACCTGGACCATATCCAACATACTCAAACGTATGTCCAGAAGCACGAACACTTGAGAATCTACGTGTCTCTGATGGAATTACATTGATAGTTTTGAAAACTGAATTATTTTTATGACTAACAGATTTAGTTCCTAATGTTCCACGGAATACATCAATTGTTGTTGCATTTTCAATTTTCTTAACTCTCATAATTTCACTATCTACCTGTATCCAGTCACCAGTTTTTATACCAACTGTACTTACGACACTAAGATCATTTGATTTAGTAGAGTTAAGACCACCTGCCAATTTTGTTCTAACATTACCTTCCATAGGTAATAGACTTCCTGCAATTTTTTCATTTTCTAATGAAGAATCTTCACCCAATGCACCAATACCATACTTATAAAGTTCAGCAGATGCAACACCAGTAGTTGTTATTCCTATTGGAGGTTTGATAGTGAATTTTGATCTATTAATTACAGTCTTAACAACAAAATCTGAATTATAGTTACTTGCTGCAGTTCCAGTTACACCACTAATCTTAATTCTATTACCAACTGCTAGTCCATGAGAACCATCAACGTGAATGGTTACACTTCCAGCAGTAGTTGTGTTTGCTACTCCAGTAATTGTTCCAATTCCAATTGCATCATCTACAACATAAAATATACCTCTTTGTGGACTTCCAGTATAAATTCCAGCATTAGAACCAAGATCATATGCTACAGATTTGGAACTTGGTATACTAGTAATCTTGTGTAGTCCATTATATCCACTATTAGTCCTATCTTTATCAGTTCCAACACCGATAACCTGCACAACCTTACCAACAGCATCATTAATGCTTGATATTTGAACAATAGCATTAGTTGTTGGACTAGTACCAGAAACAACAACACGCATTGTTTGTCCAATACCATATGCAGCACCACCATCTACAATTTGTACACTAGCAACTTGGTTACTACCATTAATATATGCATTTACAGTTGCTCCTTCACCAGTAAGTCCTGTTCCAACTAAAGTAGCATTATAACGTATACCAGCAGAACCATATCCTGCACCAGCATTAGATAAAGTTAATCCAGTAATTGAATTTAAATCGTGAGGAATAGCAGTATGAAGTGTGGAAATACCAGACACATTTCCAAATGCTCCAGTAACACCAAATCCTACTCTATTATCTTTAAGATATTCAATAACACCTTCTTTAGTAATACTATTCAATGAATCATTTGGTGAAACTTTACCAATTGTCTTATTGGATGCAACAGAAATCGCTGGTTCTGGATCATTATTCTGATTATCAACATCTACAGTTGGATATAGATTAAGAATATTTTGTTTAAATTTATTACTTGCAAATTGACTTACTGTAGGACTAATATTACCAATTAAGCAAGTAAGATAATAAACTCCATCCTTTTGACCAGAAACAAATTCTTGAATAGTTTCCACATCTTGAATGGTATAAGAAGTATCATACTCATTTCTAGAGAAAACTGGTAAAGTATTATCTCTAACTGTTAAGTCATTGCTAAATGTACCAGAAAGTTTAGGAATATCATAAGTAAATGATTTAGTTGATGGTAAAGATTTAACATAAAAATATCCATTATATCCTAAATTATCAGATCCAGTGGGATTTGATGTACTCTTAACATTCTTAATAAGAACTCTATCACCAACACTCAATTTGTGTGGTACCTCTGAAGTAAGAGTTGCAACAAGATTAGCAGTTGATATTCCTGCAATAATTTTTGTATTTCTATTTTGTTTGATATCACTGACTGTAATTTCAGTACCAGCGTCTAATTTTACAGTTGATGATTCCTGTAGAACATAATTCTTTGCTGGTGCTTTTGCAACAGGATTACTATATTCTTTAGGTATAACATAACGAAGTCTATAAATTCTATCATTCAAATCACGACTCTCTGCTGTTCTTTGAATGTAAAGAGATGCATTATTATCTCTAATCTCTGCTTGGTTTTGTGTAAATGCATCATATATTGTATTTGTAGCAGTAGTTGCTGATCCAATGATATACCAGTTACCTGCAGTATTTGCATTAGCATCCCACTGAATAGGATGTCCTGGTTCTCCTGGTAACTTATCAGTTACTCTACTAATAATATTAAGTGTACCACCATTACTATTTTCAATATTAATTACAGAAGGTGATGCTGAAACAGCGTCATTAAATGTTTTTGCTAATTTAATTGTAGAAGGACTTGATGTGCTTACACCACTTACGTAGTAAAGTTGCTCATTTTCTAATCCATCTGGAACAATACCATTATCACTGTAAACTCTTACAGATTCACCATTCATAAAGTTATTGTTCTGTGTCAATGTCAATACATTACTAGTAGTATTAATACTATCAACTACAAAATTCTTTTTAGAAGCAGGACCATTATCACCATTAACACTATCTTCAGTAGTTTGCATTAAAATTGGTGAACTATAAGTATAATTGACACCATTCAAAATGACATCAAGATACATTGTTTCATTTTCCTTTGCACCAATTCTGTATCCATTTACAATACTTGTTGGTGGGTTATCTTCATCAGTTTCATCGAGCAAGTAAAGTTTAGCAGTTGTACCAACACCTACTGTTGCATCAACTGTAATATTAACATCTAAAGGTTTCCAAAGAATATTTTGAACTTTTTGTTGTAAATCCTTTGGTGGAACAATATGAGTAACATATCCAGTATCATCACGAGGGAATGCTGCTTTTCTAAATCCTTTCGAAACTAATGATTTAGAACCAAAGTTTGAGTTAGAGTTTGTTATTGACTGATCAGCACCACTTTCTGCTAGGAAATGATCAGAGAATCCAATTGCAAAAACAGAAACTGCTTGAATAAAAGCAGAATTTGATGATTTGATATGATAGTTATTATATGTTGGATTATATACTGCTTCTTGGTTCGTATAAAGTGGAACACTATCCGAACTTGCACTATTAGCATCATTATATGAACTATTACTACTATTGTAAATTACAAAAGCATTATCATCCTTCTGGAGACCAATACCAGTAAACTGGGCAACAACCATAGATTTAAATCCAGTTGCTTTACTACCATCAGCATGTAAACCACACATACCGTAGATAGATCTCATAGAACAGTTAAAGACATATGGAGAAGCACCTGTTACATTATCTGCTTCAATAATTACTTTACCTGCACTAGGAGTAACACTAGTATCTGATGGAGTAGATGGTAATAGGTAAGTAAATTTAGTTGCACTACTAATTCCAGTTACAACTGTACTTCTATTATATAAATCAGATGCTCCAATACCAGTAACTCGTACTGCATCATCTACAGTCAATCCATGTGCTGAATTAGTCTCAACAGTTGCTATTGTACCTGCTGCTTCAACTTTAATGATACCAAGATCACTTTCAGCAAGATCACCAACAATCTTATATTCTGGACTATTTGGTTCAAAATCAGTGGCAGTTGGATAATCTACAATTTCTCTATTTCCAGTATCATCACCATAAGCATTCATCACCTTGTAATAATACATTGCAAGGTCTGTTAAACTACTGAAATCTTTAGTGTTTAAACCATCAGCATATTCAAATACTGTTAATTTGTGGTGAGATCTATTTGGAGATGCTTTTACTGTAAAATCTTTATTATAATAAACTGACTTATCTGCATCAAAAATACTAAATTGCCAGAAGTAACAACCACCAGTTACACGGAATATTGCTGATCTACCAATTGTAGTATCTTCTGGATCAGGAACATAAAGTGGTTTAACCTTTGTTTTTCTTAAATCTAAACCAACTATTGAAGTACCTTTTGGTATAACTACACCACCATCAACTGAATTAAACTTATAAAGAACATTTCCAAGACTATTCAGGTCAAAATCAGACTGATTTGTTAATTCTACATTCGGAGATGCTACTAAATTTTCATTTACATCATAATATTTTGCTACTCCAGAATCATCTTTAATATAATAACCAGGTCTATTATCAATATAATGAGTTCCAGGATATAACAAAATAGTTGTTTTATCGTATCTATCGTTATTCGAACCAGTTTGATAGGAAAATCTTGCTGCTTCCAGCAATGCTCTCTGAATACTAACAAAAGGTCTCGTTAAAGAATTACCTTTATTATCGAAACTATCAGTTGCGTCCAAATCTGATGGATTTACATATAGAATATTACCATCAGTGTTGACTAAAAAATTTTCTAACCTAGAAAGGGGCATTGTATTAGCACACTAATTTTTCTTCTGACTTATTTATCACGTTAATCAACTGGTAACATGTCTGGATTTTCCAATTCCAATTCGAAAATAAGTGGATGACACTCCTCTTGCATTAAATAAGCGTGAAAATTGTATAAGTCCTCTGTGTTATATTTAGTCTCATTATCTGCTATGATTTTAATTGCTGGTATCCACTCTTCATTCTCTATAACATCTTCCAATTCATCGTAAGTAAATGGAATACCATTTATATAATACATAAAAACAATTCGCTTATCATTATTCTGCCAATCAGAATACCAACAGTAAGTTGTATCTATATGATATGCCATATTTTTGAAAAGGGTATTTTGTCAAAAAATTGCCCGACTTTTTTTTGCGACTTTTTTGAAACAAAAAGTCAATTTTCCTCAGTATATTCCTCTTTAAATTTCTGGAGGTCATCGTAGTCAAACTTAACCTCACCAGTTACTTCCATCAGTTTAACTTGTGCTACTGACTCAACACATGTCCAATAGGTTTCACCACTGACACCAAAATGATCACAGAAATACTGTGCCATATCCTCCTGTAAATCTTGAAGGTCTCTTAAAGCTGTCCTCTGAATTTCCATTTACGTTATGACACCTATAGAGTTAGTATACATGAAATATCTCATCATGTCAAGGATTTTGGTTGAAGTATGGATCATTTCTATCATCCTCTGCTATTGCAATTATATTTTTCAATTTATCGGCCCTTTCAATTGTTTTATGCCTTCCAAAAATATAACTATGTCTTTGAACATACTTAAATTTTATTTCTTCTTTCAAATCATTAGTTACATTATTCATAAAGTTATTTCGTATTGCTCGAAGTGCTGCAATTTCTGCAAGTAATGCAGTTCTTCTTGCAGAATAGGTAACATTAACATAATCTCCTCCATCTCCATCATCAGGATATGCAGTATCATATGCATCACCATTAGAAATTTTGCATTCATCTTCATTACCATCTATAGCATCACTTTCTTGAGCAAGAAAAGTTCTTCCAACACCAATTATTGTTGTAACACCAACTCCCAGTCTAGAATCTTCTATAGTATCAAAATTTGTTCCACTCATCATATTTGTTGTTTGTCCAAATACAGTAGTATCAAATGGATTCATACCAACAAATGTTTTGTCTTCTGAATCATTTCTCCAAGCTTGAACAGCATCAAATTGAACTGTTACTCCTACAGGGTCACCGTTACCATCAGTAGTTCCACAGGCATCCACTCCACCAGCAGTAATCAAACTAGTAAGAACTTCTAATTCTCTCACTTTTTCATTTACAGGTAAAGTTAATTCACAAGTCCTCCTATCCAATCTTACAAGTGGTATTATTAAATCATCAATATTATCTTGTATTGGTTTGATAATACCAGGAACTTGCTCAACTGTTCGTTCAGCATGTACTAATTCCTCACTAGCATGATCAATTATATCTTCTCTGTATCCCATTATTTTGGACCTCCTTGTTCCATTGGTTCATCTCCTTCATACTCTACTATTAATTTATCTGTGTCTTTTCTTTCTGCAAAAACAATATAGAAACAATCAATAGGTTTATCATCTGCTTCTTTAATAACTATCTTATCACTACTACATTCTACCACATTGAGATGGAAATGTCTATCACCAATAGGTTGTAACTGTATTGTAATACTATCCTCATGTACCAAACCTTTCCAATAATCTGGTAATGTAATTGTATTAGAATCTTTAAGTCTTCCCCTATAATAAACTGCAAGTTCTGGTCCTTCTAAACAACCATGAGCAAGTCTATGTCCTTCTCCTTTTGTTGGGTGTTTAATATCAAATAACTTACTATTACCAACAATAGATCCCAACCAAGAAGTAAATGCATTAATTCTCAATACACCATTAATAGTAACATTACCATTAAAAATAGATATTCCATTCACAGTATGAACAGCATTAGTAGTAGAAGCACCATTAAATATGGATATTCCTGTACAAGTATAGATTCCGAGTTGATTAGTATTACCAATAAAATTAGATACACCCATTACCTCAAGAGAAAAGGGTAATGCAACTCCAGGTATAGCAACAGGTGGACCAATATTAACTGCTGCTCTTGCTGCACCTAACTGTAAAGTACCACCAAAAAAAGATACTCCTGAATTGACAAGAGTTCCTGGACTCAATCCCAAGTTACCAAAAGTTCCAAGGGATGTATCTATCATTCCTAGTTTAACTTTAGTGAATATACCAGTTCCGTTTCTCATATTATCCTGCCCAAATTTTTGCTCGTTTAATTATGTCACTAACGTTAAGAAGTTTATCCATGATGTCACCATTCAATATAGCATCATCTCCATTTGACATTTCTAAAGAAGACATTTCAGAATGAATAGATGTATTTCCACCCAAAAATGACATGTCAAACTTCGCAATTATTTCCACATTAGTACCATTGAATTTTAAATTTGGAGCATTATTATAAATTTTATCAGGGGAGTTTAAACTAATAGTTCCTGATGCATCAGTTGCTTGTATTTTAACATTTTTTCCTTCTAAAATCAAATCACCATTCTCTGCCTTGATATAGATGTCTCCATTATCTGCATCAATAACGATAGAAGTAGTTTTTTTACCAGTTTCTGCTCCAGAATATATTTCAAAAGATTTACTAGATAACATTTTACAATTACCTTGTTTATAAAAATGCATTCCCTGACCACTATCTGTAGATAAACAAAATTCAGATTGTCCATGCCCCAAAGTATATGAATTGGATGTTATCTCAAATCCTGGTCTACTCATACGAAAATAATCTCGTACTTCTTCTCTCACCATTCCTTTAATTTGATCTTCGGTAAATCCAGACATATTTAACTCCTATGATCTTCTGTGGGACAATCAACTACACTTATAACTTCACCTGTACCAGTATCATCATCCATTCCAATCAATGGTTTGACTGTATCATCAGTGTATGACTGCTGTATATCCTGCATGACTGGTATCAAACTTGCTCCTCTGCCATTTCCTCTTCCATTTATACCATCGCCACCATCGCCACCAGCACCACCAGAAACTATTTTCAAGTCTGGCCATTGAGTAAACTCATACTTTTTAAACTTAGGTGGTATTATAACTTCAACAATAGAACCATTACCAGGAGTAACTACTGGGAATGCAGTAGTATATCCAATACCAGGATTAATTGGATCTGTTATTACTATATAATCACCAGCAGTATACCCATATCCTGGTCTGTCGATATAGATTGAAGTAAGTATTCCAACTCCTCCACGTCCACCAGATGTACTACCACCACAATATCCTCTTCCAGCAGAAGTAACAACAACACTAGTAATAACACCAACACTATTAACTAATGCTTTTGCATTTGCACCTGATCCATGATTTGTTTTATCTACAATAGCAACAGTTGTGCTAGAATCATAACCAGAACCACCATCTATAATTTCTACAGAGAATATATGAGTATTTGATCCAACTATTGGTAATAATTTCGCACCTTCACCTTCACCAACAACCTCAGCTTTCGGTGGTATACAAGTACCATACTTAAATCCTGGAGGCATGTAAACTACATCATCTTGACTCGTTGGATTATCAATTTTACTATTACATTCATCAAATAATCCTCCCCTGACTCCATATAAAGACATAATAGAAAGAGAAGCCTCAATAGATCCAAAGGTATCATCAACATTCTTACCTAATAAACCACCACTAAGTTTATTGGCAGATAATAATATCTCATTAAAATTAGTTCCAAATACTTTAACTTCTTTAAGTTTTTCAGTATCACCAGATTGAATCCATTTAGCTATCTTACTCTTCCCAACATCTTCTGCAACTTTATCAATTTCTTTGCTAACTCCATCAAATAAATCCATATTATCTAGAGTCTTCTTCCAATTATCTGCTTTCTTTTTCAGTGCTGCATTTGTACTCGATACCCACTCACTAGGTTCGTCGCATTTTAAACCAGCACATTCAAGAAAAGCAAAAATCTTTCTTGCTAAACTACTAACCTTACCAAGAACATCCTTAATCTTTCCTAATCCACCAGTCAACCATTGAACTCCCTTTAAAATTGGACCAACAATACCATCAATAAGATTCATAACTTTATTTAATATTCCAGCAGTAAATTGCTCTATTGCACAGATTGGACCATTTACAACTTTACCAACAAGATTTTTGAGAAGATCTATAACAAAATCTCCAATCTTAGGCATAATATCTTTTTCAAATACACAGAAGAGTATCTTCATAATCATAGTTGCTGCTTTCTTTGCTGCAGGACCAGTAAAAAACTCAGCTACATTTATTTTCTTTTGTAGGGCAGAAAATAATTTAAATGATATAACAGTTTTAGAAAGAAGTGCATCTCTAATATTATTAATAACATTCTTAACTATCCCTTTAATTTTATCACCAACTTTCTGAATCTGATACTGTATATCAACTACTTTATTCAATACAGGATCAATAAAACTATCAAGTGAAGACTCAAGACCATTTGTAAATGTAATAAAGTCTTGAAGAGTTTGATTTATTTGTCCTATAGAACTATCACCACAAATACTTGGTGGAGTATGGACTTTGGTTGCCATTTTTTCAACCATACCCTGTGATGCTGATACTTCACCATTAGGCATAAACATACCTTCTGGTAAATTATTATTGGAACTTGCTTCTGCAAAACCCAATTCAAAATTCTTTAAATCACTCTTCAATGATTCAGTTACATTAACTCCTTCAGTATTACTCCCAATAGGAGCACTCAATATCCTACTCCTCTGTCCATCAGTAAGACTACCAAAGACTGAAAAATTTGTATCAGATATGTTTGCCCAATGTGTACTTCTACCTTTATTAGTTTCTATAGTAGATTTACTATCTTCAAGTTGTCCTTGAACTGCTGGAGAATTTTTTGATACTGGTTTTGTCTTTTTAAAAGGAACTTTAGTGGCATTAAATTTACCATCAGCATGTCCAGTAAATGGTTTAAATTTATTACCATCACCTTGCAAACCACCATCTGCAGAAGTAGATTCTTCTGCAGCATTCTCTACCTCTGCATGTCTATGGAGTAACCCCATGACTACAGGTTGCTGTGCTTCTTCACCATCCATGAAGAATCCAATACAAGTTTCTCCACCAACAAGAGATAAAGTATCTCCCATCATACCTTGACCACTACCTGCTATTGGATCCATCATCACATGAGCCCAAGGTAATTCAGCTTCAGGTAGACTATCATCCCAAGGATGGTACCCAACAATTCTTACCTTTACTCTTTGTGCTAACTTACCGCTTAGTGCAAGAGCATTGTTTTGATCCTTCCAGTATTTTTTATGGGCAACACGACCCATCCACCAGATAAAACCATCCCTTCCAGCAACAGCAGATTTTAATAAAGAGTCTTCAATCATTCGTCATATACCCTACATTCGAAAGCATCTGGATGATTCTCACAATAGACTTCAAGATGTTGATCTTCATGCCTTGTATGATAATCATTAATAGAAGCATCATTCTTATCTACTTCTTCACCTTTATGATACTCATCGTAATAGGCATGAGAAGTTTTTAGATCTTCTTCAGTGTACTCCAACATACCATGATTGATGTGCTCTTTATGATCCTTTGGATCAAGATACACTTCATGTTCTAGGTCGTGTTTAATAGTAGTCATAAGTAAAGTCTCCTTAATTAAGGTTGTCTCCATAAGAATCTCTCATTAGTTTGAGAGAAGTGGTATTTTGATTTGCAGAAAAATGATGTCTCATTTCTCTAATTAAATAATTGCCACTAATTTCATCATCATATTCAGTTGTCTTACCACCATCTTTTTTAGGTAATTCACATCTAATAATGTCTCCTACCTTTAAAGATATGTTACAAGGGACTAAAATATTTAGTGACTGTGTAAACAATAAGTTGAATCTAGCATATGATTTTGCCACATCAACAATGTCTCTTCCAGATTCTTCAGTACCTGCACTAGAATCCATGACTCCGTGATCAGATATTCTGAACATAACTCTAGAACTTCTATCACCCCAAGTGTCAGCAACATCATCTCTTCCTAACTTTGTTGTCACTTCATCCTTCAACCTGTAAGAGTATCCAGAAAGAACATTTGTATTCATATCATAAAAATATGTGTAGTTAGAATACATACCAACTCTCAATGATTTTTTCAAATCAATATTTTTATCTAGATAATATTCTATTATCTCACCAGCATTAATTGGTTTGTTTTCAGTTGATTGTATCACACCACCATAAGAATATACAGGAATACCTTTAGAATCAGATGATCCCATTTTAGTACCTGCTACCAAATTGTCAATACTTCTAAAATTAAATCCTTCTTTATTTTCATAGAAGAAAAATCCAGCAGTTCCTTTTCCTTTTGCATTTGGTCCTACTCCACTCTTACCTTTGGCACCACTAACAGATGATATTGATTTTGGTCCTAACCATTGTAAAATATGAAATGGTTTTTTCATATTACCAATAAAAGTATAATTTGTAATAGTTGGTTCAATATTTTCTGGTAAATAATTTTGAGTACCTAATGTATTATCTAATATATCTTTAACATGAACGTGGATTGGTGAGTCCTTATATTTTTTTAGACATCTACTTGTTTCATTACTAAAATATTCTCTTGAAGTTAAATGTAATACAAATGTTTCTCTTTGTTTAGATGATTCAAGATCACTTACTTTATAAACATATAAAGGATTATCAAGATCATATAAAAAAGTACCCCTTGCCGTATCAATTTCCATAGTGACTCTTTCACCACCACGAATAGGTATAGTATTAAAAACACTATAACTAGAGAATATCATTATCTCCATCGATATTGTTGGTTCTAAAATATTTTCAAAATAATCTATTGCTAGTATAGAATTATATAAATCCGTTGGTTTACCACCACCTAATGGGTAAACTGATAAACTCTTTATGGAAAGTGTTGTAATATCTGCACTCATGATCCAGAAAGTTTAACTAAAAGTATATTGTTCCATAAACTATTTAAGACTTCATTTTCGGGGGGAACAATGACCCGAACTTCTCCATTCTTTCCAGGAATTGGTATTGGAGAAACACCTCCACCACCTCCAGCAGATGGAGTAGCAGATTGCATTTCAGATGGAAGGACAACAAATCCACCCTTCATACCGATAGATTTATTAGAATCAGATATAGAAGGAGAAACTTTTTTATCTACTTTAGGAGTATCTATTTTTATTTCTCTTATATTTAATGTCTCATTATTATTTTTTGGAACAACTCTATAGTTTCCATCTTCACCCATTATTAAATCAAACTTTTCATCATCAAATCCATATTTTTCAAGTCCTTTTTTCTCCTCTTCAATGGGTATATTTTCCTTTACTTCTTCCTCATCAGGTTTTGCTATATCTCTTGCTATATCTGCTGCAGCAATTGACCAACCAACTGGACCAGGAATAGCAGAACCCAATGAAAGTGCAGCACCAGTAAAGTCACCTTGAGATGCTCTGTATCCTGCCATTCCCAAGTCAACTAAATTTCCAATGACTGGTATAATACCTAAACCTTTTCCAATTCCTGCTTTAACTCCTTTCTGTGCTATTTTTTTACCAGTCTGTTCTACTATTTTCTTTGTACCTTTTTCTGCAGTTTCAGATAATACTTTCTTCGTACCCTTCTCTGCTACATTTTCAACAACTTCTTTAGTACCTTCCTTAACTGCTCCTTCAACAAGTTCTTTACCACCTTTCTCTGCTATATTTTGAGCAACTTCCTTTGATGCTTTCTCTCCAATTTCTTTAGTAGTCTTTTTAGTAGTTTGTTCTGCTGCTTCTTTAAGAGTCTTCTTTGCTGCCCCTTCTGCTACTTCCTCTGCTACTTCTTTACCAACTTTTTTTGATGTTCTATTAAATATTTTATTTGATATAGACTTAACACCTTTATTAATAAGCATTCCTCCAGTAAGAAGACCACCTGCTGCTAAACTATATCCAATCCAAGGATTACCAAAACCAAGGTTATCCGTTATCCAATCATGAACATTTTTTCCTTTCTCAACTATTTCATCTCTTTTAAGTAATGCTGAAAGAGCTATCAGTTCTCCAAGTGCTGCACCAGATCCTAATCTAAATAATCTTTTCCTATCAGGCAAATCTACTTTCTCTATTGCATCATTTGAATTACTAATCCATTTTACAAATTTCTTATAATCTTTCTTTTTTTTAAATGTTAATGGTCGAATAGTATTAATAGAAGGATTAGTTCTAATCTTTCTAGCATCCCGTAGGATCTTACTTCTCGATATACTTAAAGATATTGCCATATTAATTTACGATATTATAGATCATTCTTGTTTCAAAAGCACCAAAACTATCAGATTTAGAAGATGGTAAGAATGCAATATCTGGACCATTTTGTGCAGAACCATTCAGATTCATTATTTTTTGTGGTTGTGACACTTGTGGTGCTACATTTTGTCCAGAAGGAAGAACTACAATATTGGGTTTATCTTCTTTAGAATCTAAAGATTTAACACCCCTCTCTTCATTCTTAAGTTTTATAAATTCTTTCTTTGCCTGAACAAATTTTCTAGTACCTGATTCTCCTTTTGGGAAATTAGATCTCTTTGGTTCTGACGTAGTAGATGTTTCAGTTTTTGCTATAACTGATTGTTTCTCATCAGTTAATTCATCAATATTAACAATTTCACTTTTAATAGAAACTTTATCCTTACCATCCAAACCATCAACACCTGCCTTACCTTGCACTCCATCCACTCCATCCACTCCACTTACTCCATCCACTCCATCAAGACCTTCTGCTACTGTTGTATCTTCTGATGCCATACCAAGACCAGCACCAAGTCCTATGCTACCAAGCATCAAAGCACCAGTCCTAATTAAACCTTTCCTTGAGATTTTAAGATTCTTCAATTTTGGCATTGTAAATTTAGTTTTTTTCACATTTTTTGTAGGTAGGTTGTCTTTAAACTGACCAAACATACCACGACTAGGTTTTTTAACAGTTGGTTTTTTTAATTTTTTAATAATTTTTTTTGGACTCTTTGGTTTTTTAACATCAGTTATTTTTGGTTTTTTAGGTACTTTAATATCTCCTTTCTTACCAAATAATTTTGACAATCCCCATCTACCAGCTGTAATACCACCAAGAAGTTGAGCAATATTTGCTAATGGATTGCCCTTCTTTCCACCACCGCCACCTTTACCACTAGTAAGACCTTTAGAAATATTTTTAATTGCAGAAACTAAAACAGTCGAGAGATCATAGATCTCTATCATAGTATCCTTTAATCTAGTTACACCTACTCTAATTAACTTTTCTGTATCATCATCAGCAAATGTTTCCAAGAAGGCTTTAGTAGGACCACTAATTTTTTTATCAGTATCCTTTCCTGGCGTTGTAGAAATTTGTCCAATTAAAGACTTCATATTGGAAGTCTTTGCTCTTATGGATTTTTTCGCAGCATCCATTCCCCCTTTAAGTTTAGGAGAAGAAAATGAACTAATAATAGAAGCAGAGATTGCCATTTAAATATTTTCTTGTTTTGCTTTTAAATTTTCCTCTTCAATATATTGATTCAAAAGTGCAAGATAGATTTCTCTCTCCCACGGCATCATGTTTTCAATCTCAGTTAAGCTATATTTATGGTGTTGCATCAAAGCAAAATTCAATTTATAGTATGACTCAAGATCTATATGAGCCATACTTATTCGAAAAAACTTGACAGTCCCTCCAATACAACTTCACTTTCAACATTCGTCTTTGGATTAGTAACCTTTATAGTATGAGCCAACTTTGGCATTGTTTCAAAAAACTTTTCAATCTCTTTAAACTGTTGTGAATTTAAAGAATCGACCCAATCATTTAATTCTTTTTTAGTACAATCAGATGCTGACCACACATCTTCTTCATCATAGACCACATCAATACATGATGCTACCATCTCAAATGTCTTTTCAACTGGAGAATCCTCATCAACATTAAAATCAAAATTATTATTGATGAATTCATTCATAGATGGATACTTCATCTTTAAGGTAAGTTTACCATCGATGGGTATTTCTTGTTTATGATCTTTAGATTTTTGAATTTCAATCTCATCAATATAAACCGTTACTGGTACTGTAGTTTCTTCATCATCAGGACAAGTAACAACTAATTCTAATGCTTCTCCCACAGATTTTGCACGAATATTGAGGAATAGATATTCAATATCAAATGTAGGAAGTAATTCAACTTTAACACCTCGACTAATAATACATTCTTTCAATGCATTCTTAACCGCATTAGTTATCTGTTTTGAATTTTGACTTTCTAATGCAAGTATTAAAAGTTTTTCTTCCTTCACAAGGAATGGTCTATATTTTATTTTCTTCCCTGTTGATGGTAAAACCAACTCATAAGTGGGGGTAGATATTTTTGGTAAAGGCATAATATTTTATTCAGTATTTTATATAGGGAGGTTTTTTAAAAATTTTTAATCGGTTAACCTGACGTATCATCATTATCAGAATAATTATTACCCTGATTATTATGTTTAATAGTTATGTACCTAGTATAACCAAAAACAACAGTAACTTGAGTTAAAGAACTTCCATCATAAGAAACAGGAATAGATGTTAACTGTTTAGGAAACGCATCAATTAATTCATAGGTTAGCATTGGTTGCTGATTATACTCACCAAAGTCACCATAGTTAGGATTCTCTAGGAAGTTTCTTTCGAACTTTGTTACAGCAACTCTTCTCTTATATTGATTTGGATAACGAATTCTATAATAAGAATTATTATCTAAAAATGATTTCTGTCCATCACGAGAACCAATATACTGACCATCACTTCCATACAAAGGATTAGCATAATTCATCCACTCTTCGAATAAACGAATAATATTATATTCAGAGTCAACATAAAAGGTTACTTCAAAATCAGGAAATATTCTTCTTGTTGCATTATACTCTAGCATACCTTGGTAAGAACCAGGTTGTTCTGTCATGTCAAAGTTTGTTCCTGGAAGTATTGCTTCAGAGGCCAAGAAATCATAACTATCTCCAGTAGATCTATTAACATCAAATATACCACACCTAGTTAAATACCCATCAAGACTTTGACTAGAAACTTCTCTTTGAAGAAATAACGAAACTTTAAACTGACTGGTAACCGAGGGTTTACTCAGAATACTTTTAGCAGTGGGTAACGGTTCTTCCGTACTTGGTTGAGATATTCTCAAGTATAAAGGTTCAACCCTGTTTTTATTATAAGTTGCCATCTAAATACTTTTTAACTACTTTATACTATACTATGTATGTCATATAATGGAAAGTTTCGGCCAAGATACCCTAAAAAGTACAAAGGCGATCCCACTAACATAGTTTATAGATCACTTTGGGAAAAAAAGTTCATGAATTATTGTGACTTGAATGAAAGTGTTAATGAATGGCAGTCAGAAGAATTTTGGATACCATACAAGTCACCTATAGATAATAGGACACGTAGATACTTTCCAGATTTCTTTCTTAAATATAAAGATGCAAAGGGAAAAAATAGATATGTTGTTGTTGAAGTGAAACCAAAGAAAGAAACAAAAATGCCCCCACAAAACCCAAAGAAAAGAACAAAATCATGGGCATACTCTGTAAGAACATGGGCAGTCAACCAAGCAAAGTGGAAAGCAGCAAGAGAATTTTGTAGAGATAGAAATTACGAATTTAAAATTATGACTGAATACGATCTAGGTATTAAGTAATGGGAAGAAAAACTTTAGCAGAAAGAAGAGCAAGAGATGCTGCAAAAGAAGCAGACATGTCTATTGGTGAAAGAATTCTTGATAGAGCAAACAATACTCCCAAACGTTTATTAAGTGGTATAGATGCAGACTGGTATGCCAATGAACTATACAATGAACTATCAGAAGTAGCAGAAGAAAGATTTCCAGAGATAGGAGAGTTATGTTACTTCTCATACTCTGCTGCATATGCAAATAAGTATCAATGGTGGGATCGTAGACCACTAGCATACATATTAGATATCAGAAATGATTCTATTCTTGGTGGTAACTTACATTACTACAATCCAAATATAAGATCAGCAATTGCTGGTTCCCTCATAAATAAAAGAGAAGCACAATTACCCAATAAAACTTTACATAGATATTTTATTAATAATATAAGTGGTTTATACATAATTCCAGAAGATTCAAAAGAGTGGTCTGACATTGCAATGCTAGTAACTGAAAGTTTTGTTAATAAATATGGTAGACAAGTTTCTCCAGAACAAGTTTGGGATAGCACTTAATGACAGATGTATTAAGAAGTACAAATTTAACAGCGACACTTCCAAATGGTACAACCATTACTGGTGTAGTAGAATATTCTCCAACAACTGGAAACTCAAAAGTGAAAGTAAGAGGATTATTTGGATCAACTATCGGAACTCGTGATATAATGGTTAATGGTCAATGGACTACTTGGGCTGAAGAAAATATGTCAACCCAAGATAAATCTTCATGGTTTCCAACAATACAACAAACAATAAACAATGCATATACTGCTGCTGGTGGTAATGCAAATGGAAATGTACTTCCACAATGGACACAATTCCCAGAGGGAGCAACTAATACACAGATAATTCCAGCAGTCGATATTGAAGTTGGAGATACAACTAGTGGTGACAGTAATAGTAATATTGAATTCAAAAGAACAGATATAACATCAGATTTAATTAAATCTTTAATGCAACATGGTCCTCTACAATATCCTACTGATGCATTATATAAAAATACTTCTACAGGATACAATCAAGACCACGTTAAAATAACACAGTACACATATCAAGCTCCAGGAGCAGCGACTTTTGGTGGGAAATTATTTGGAGATGAAGGTGGTGATAGTAAATCAACTGGAGCTGGAGTATTACAAAGTGGGGTAACAAGAACTACTCCATTGGAAAGATACTTGGGTATGGTAAAATTACCGATGCCTACAGATATTAGTGATTCAAATAATGTAAGTTGGGGTCAAGATAGCATAAACAATCTATCTGCAGCATTTACTTCTGCAGTCACAAATAATCCAATAACAATGGCAGGTACAGTTGCTGGTGGTGCTGCCTTGGGTAGTGCAGCAAATCATTGGTTAGGAATTGGTAATGCTCAAGGTGGTGCTTTTGCTGGAATGCTTGCTGGTCTTGGTGTTACAGGTGCTGATGGATTAAAAAATCTTTCTGGTGGAGCAAGTGGAGCACTAATTAAAGGAACATTAGCATCCAGAGTTCTAGCTGCTGGAGGTATCGAAGTATCTCCAGAATCAATATTAGCAAGAGGAGCTGGAGTTATTCCAAATGCAAATATGGAATTACTATTCAATGCACCATCACTCAGAGAGTTTTCCTTTGCATGGAAGATGACCCCAAGAGATGCAAATGAAGCAAAGAAAATCAGACATATTATTAGATTCTTTAAGCAAGGAATGGCTGTTAGAAAATTAGCAGGAAAAGGTGGTAGTGTTAGTGCTGGAGGTCCATCATTATTTTTAGGTACTCCAAACGTATTCCATGTTCAGTACAAAACAAATAATGACGAGAACATTGAAGGTGTAAATAGAATTAAGACTGTCGCATGTACAGGTTGTTCTATTAACTATACTCCAGATGGTGTATGGTCTGCATATGAGAAAGGTCAACCAGTTAGTACAATTATGTCATTAAGATTCCAAGAACTAGAACCTGTATACGATACAGATTACAGTACATCTATTGCAGAAGGAAGAAAATTCAAAGAAATCTCTGATTCTGATTCAATAAACTTATCAGGAACAGAAGGATCTTTTGGTGACTTATATCCAATAGGTAGAGACGAGGTTGGTTACTAATGGCATACTTTACAGAATTACCAAATTTATCACACATCTCATTATTACCAGATAGAAGTAACAATGATGAAAGAATACTCGTAAAGAACTTTTTCAAACGAGCAAAGTTAAGAGAAGATGTTGACCAAGCAGTTACTGCTTTTGAATATTATGAGATTACAGAAAATACTAGACCAGATAGTCTAGCACAAAGTTTATATGGTGATTCAGGATTAGATTGGGTAATACTAATAACAAATAACATTACGAATGTGAGAGATCAATGGCCTTTAAGTAACTATGATTTAGATAATTACATTTCAGAAAAATATACAGTAGAACAAGCTCAAGATATTCATCACTACGAAACTACTGAAGTTGTGGATGAGTTTGGTAGAACTCTTTTAGAAGGTGGACTAAAAGTAGATAGTGATTTCACATTTACATATACAGAACCACTAAAAACACCAACAGTTAATTATATCCAAATAAATCTTCCATCCAATGTAACTATTCATAATGGAGTAACAATAAAACAAGGTGAAGTAACTACTGGTGCTCGTGTACAAACAATAGATGCAAGTGATCCTAATGCATATCAAAGTTTACTTGGAACATCCATAGAACCAAATGGAAATGGTGAAGGTGATCATGGAGGGTTTGCTATAGGAAACCACTTGGCATTTAGAGATTCATCAGGTACAAGAAGAGTTACACTAAAACCAATAGATTCCAGAAATTTCGAAGAACTAACCATCAGAGCAATTGTAGGTAATGATAGTAATGGTGGAGAAGAAGTAGATTCAGGTGAAGATTTGATAATAAGATATAAAATTCCTGGTGGTGAATGGAGAAATTTAAATAGAAATCCTGATGGTACCCTATTCGATTATGAACATAAAATAATTAATATTGATAATGTAAATACCGATTCTTTAGGTACATTAACTGACTACTCTATATACATTCCAGAATATGCAAGAGAAGATCAAACATTATTCCAAATAAGACAACTTTCACATAGTGGATATGAATATGATCATTATGGTATAACAGAAATAAAATTTACTGGAACTGAAGAAGGTATGGATATAAATGCAACAGCTGTTGCAACACAATTAATCTTTAATAAAAATTACATAAAAGTTACAAATATAACAGGAACTTTTAATACTACAAAGGAACTGTTTACAGATGCTGGAGTAATACCTTATGTGAATACGGTAGGAAATGCCATTCCTAATGGTATAGAAACTGTTTATAATAATACAAGTCCACCAATAACAATAAATCCAGTAGTAGGAATAACAAATTACAAATATGAAGTAAATAAGAATGAAAGTAAAAGAAGAATTAAAATTCTAAAAGTATCATTCTTACCAATGTTTATATCAGAAATGAAAGCAATGATGAGGTATGATAAATCTACACAATCAGTAAATAAAAAAGTTAAAGAAACATATAACCCAAGAATATCTGGAGTATAAAAAAAGACCCCATTAAGGGGTCTTTTTTATGAGTATTACAATCTGAATACTGATAAAAGTATTATGATATGAATACTAACTACGAGTTAACAAGTTTAGAGAAGTAACTTAAAGATTCATCCTCTTCTTCATCTGATGGACTTTCTGCCACAGGTTCAGGAGTACGAACAGGAGTTGATGCTACTGATTCAAATGATCCACGATCACTATCCTCATCACCCAACTCTTCATCAAGAACAGGTCTCTTGACTGGTTGATTCAAACCTAGAACATTCTCAAGACGTGTCTTAAGTGCTTCATAAGATTTGAACTTTTCTGGAGCAGTAAACTCATTCAGATCATACAACTTATTGTAGATCTTTTCTAGTTTCTCATCATCATCGAAGAGAGCACTTGGAGAATCGAACTCTGACTTATCATAGTTCTGATAACCTTCTACTCTACGGATCTTCAACTTGAA